AAGGTTGGTCTCCATCCCAGTTGGGAAAGTTGAAAATAGAGAGCGCCGGAACGCACCACCGGCACAGAGAGAGCTCTAGGCTCGATAAGTACCAACAACTTAATAGAAACACCGCAGGCTATTGTGAAAATGTCACTTTAGCCTGTAACCCCTTGGAGAAACAGCATGCAGATCATCGAAGACAAAGCACTCTTATTGAAAGTTCGCAACCCGAACCGCATCACGGAAGTCATCCCAAAGAGCAAAGTGCTGGAGTCTGGCGAGGTGTTGGTGAAGTGGGGGCTGGAAGAAGCGCAGGTGCTGAAGAACTTGCGTATCAAGAACGTGCCATCTCCAATCATGTCGCACTACAAATGGCCCGGCATGCACCGCCCGTTCGAACATCAGAAGGAAACATCATCGTTCCTGACTCTGCACCGCAGGGCATTCTGTTTCAACGAGCAAGGCACCGGCAAGACAGGCAGCGTTATCTGGGCGGCAGACTATCTAATGTCGATAGGTCTCATCCGTAGAGTTCTTGTGCTGTGTCCTTTGTCGATCATGCAGTCCGCTTGGCAGGATGACTTGTTCCGATTTGCTATGCACCGGACAGTTGCTATCGCGCACAGTCACTCACGAGAGAAACGAATTGCCGCAGTACAGTCAGATGCTGACTTTGTGATCTGTAACTTCGATGGGCTGGACATCATCAAGGATGCAGTCAAGGAAGAAGACTTTGATCTGATCGTGGTGGACGAAGCCAACGCCTACAAGACGGTATCCACAAAACGCTGGAAGGTACTCAACCAGACGCTGGCCCCCAGTACATGGGTCTGGATGCTAACAGGCACCCCGGCTTCACAGTCTCCAACGGACGCATACGGACTTGCACGGGTCGTTAACCCATCGTCGGTGCCCAAATTCTTCGGGTCGTTCAGAGACATGGTGATGCAGAAAGTTACTACCTTCAAATACGTACCACGCCCACAGGCAGAGTCGATAGTGCATGAAGTTCTTCAGCCCGCGATTAGATACACAAAAGAAGAATGCCTAGACTTACCAGAGGTAACCTATACCACTCGAGACGTACCACTGACTCCGCAACAGATGAAGTACTACGAGGCGTTACGCAAGCACATGGTGACGGTGGCAGCAGGTGAAGAGATCAGCACGGTCAACGCTGCGGCGAACCTGAACAAATTACTTCAGCTTTCATGTGGCGCGGTGTACTCGGATAGTGGAGGGGTCGTTGCCTTTGACGCATCGAATCGTATTGCCGCATTGAAAGAAGTTATCGACGAGGCAAGCCACAAGGTCATCGTCTTCGTTCCTTATAAACATAGTATTCAGATAATTGACGAAGAACTAAGGAAGGCAAAATACACTTGCGAGATCATCAGTGGTGACGTGCCCGTGCGGCAGCGCACAGAAATCTTTGCCAGATTTCAAACAGAACCTGATCCAAAAGTTTTGATAATCCAGCCACAAGCGGCATCTCACGGTGTAACATTAACCGCAGCCAACGTGATCGTGTACTGGTCGCCCGTGATGAGCGTGGAGACCTACCTGCAAGCTAATGCACGTACCCACCGCGCTGGTCAGCGTAACCCCTGCACTGTCGTGCACCTGCAAGGCTCCCCTGTAGAGAAGCGTATGTATGCCATGTTGGAGGCAAAGATTGATATTCACTCTCGCGTTGTAGACCTCTACAATAATTTATTAGAACCCCTTGACAGTGTCAAAGAATAATTCTATTCTGTAGTTGTAGTTACCCTTGGAGATCAATATGGATGATGAAACTAAGTCACAAGTCATCCCAACCGACAAGCTGGTTAAGACGTACATCAAGATACGCGATGCCCGTAAAGCGTTGGCTGACAAGTTCGAGAAAGAAGATGCCGAACTCAAGGAGGCTCTGGATACTATTGAGTTCCAGCTTCTGGAGACTTGCAAGATGGTCGGCACTGATAGCCTCAAAACACCGTTTGGTACAGTAAGCCGTCGAGTTGCCAAACGCTATTGGACGAATGATTGGCACTCATTTCATTCGTTCGTGAAGAAACACGAAGCCTTAGAGTTAATAGAGAAACGCATCTCGCAGAACAATATGGCTTCGTTCTTGGAAGAGAATCCCGACAAGTGTCCGCCGGGTCTCAATGTTGACAGCCGTTACGCGGTTGTTGTTCGTCGTAAATAAGGAGAAAGCAATGAGCGATCTAGCTCTATTCAACCAAAATCTTCCCAGCCACCTGCGTACAGCGGAACTTGATGAAACTACCAAAGCCTTGATGGGTGGTAGTGGCGGCGGTAACAAGCGTATCTCCATCGAGGGCGGCGTTTGGCGCATGCTGGTCAATGGCAAGGAAGTTGCGCAGAACGAAGACCGTGCAATGAATGTTGTGATCGTTGCAGCGGCACAGAAAATTTCGCGTATCTTCTACGCAGGCACTTACAAGAAGGGCGTAGTCAGCGCCCCGGATTGCTGGTCAGCAGACGGTGAAACCCCAGATGCCAAAGCTAAAGCACCTCAGTCGAAGTCGTGCGCTAGCTGCCCACAGAACATCAAGGGCTCGGGTCAGGGCGATAGCCGTGCTTGCCGCTTCCAGCAGCGTTTAGCAGTTGTCTTGGAGAACGACATTAGCGGTGACGTGTACCAGCTTGCACTGCCGTCTACTTCCATCTTCGGTGCCGGTGAGAATGGCAAGTGGCCTTTGCAGACATATGCAAAGATGATTGCAAGTAAGGGTGCGCCTATTACGTCGGTCGTAACTGAAATGCGCTTCGACACCAATAGTTCCACACCAAAGCTGACTTTCAAGCCTGTACGTTTCCTTGAGACCAGCGAATTCCAAGCTGCACTGGAGCAAGGCAAGTCTCCATCAGCAGTAAGCGCAATCACGATGACCGTTGCACAGACGGATGGAGTGAAGGATGGTGACCAATCTAACGATGAAGAGTTTGAAAAGCCTGTCCCGGCAAAGAAAGCGCAGGCGGTGGCAGCGGATAGTGACGCAGATGCTGGCGAAAGTGAGGCGGCGCAAGTCGTTTCTGAGCCAACGAAGCGTACGAGCAAGAAAGAGGAGGCTCCCGCTGAGAAAAAGGACGTAAGCAAAATCCTCGCTGAGTGGGATGATGAGTAACGGGTACTCATCCCGCTTTGTCAAAATCGTTAATTCAGCGGACACCAACAAGCTTGGTGTCCAGCTTGGCAACCTGTGCATAGAAAACGATATACCAGCACAGGACGTGGCAGAGCACTTCGGGGTAACCCGCGCCACGATTTACAACTGGTTCAAGGGCTTAACGAAAGTGCCGCCTGCGTACCAAGAACAAGTTGCCAAGGTAGTGGAGACGCTGTTGAAGAAGCGGAAATAACACAGGTTTAGGAGGCTAGGGAGCGCACCCGAAAAGGGTAGTTGCCGTCACTATCCCTGCCTACCTATTTTTAAAAGACGGCTTGGGGCGGCTATGCTTACGAGGACAGACTTCCTGTCTTTGGTTCTACCAGCTACGGGGCAGTATTGCGTAGTGGGACTGAAGAAGGATGCAAAACCAAAACAAATATTCGTATCGTCGGTAGAGGAGATCGATAGCTACGCAGATGCCTTGGTACATAGAGGCTATGACGCGTACTTTGCACTCGCTTCGTTTACTGATGATTCCGGGCGGACTACCGCTAACGCATCACATCTCAATTCTTTTTTCCTTGACCTCGACTGTGGTCTTGGTAAGCCGTACGCAGATCAATCTGAAGGCGTTGCTGCGCTGAAGGATTTTGTTAAGAAGACCAGCCTGCCAAGGCCAACCGCTATCGTGAACTCCGGTCGTGGGGTGCATGCATACTGGGTGCTTGAAGAGGCGCTTGAGAAAAACGAATGGCGTGGCTTTGCCGAAGGGCTGAAGGCGCTTTGCACTGCACAGAATCTACATGCTGACCCAGCATTTACCGCTGACGTTGCACGTATTCTGCGCATACCAGACACGCTTAACTTTAAGAACCCGGATGATCCGCAGCCTGTAAAGCTGTTAATGGCTGGCACACGTGTGGGCTTGGACGCTCTACGTGACAAGTTCGTATCGAACGAGTTCCACATTCCGGGTGAGAAGCCGTTCCAACGGCAGATTGATCCCACGACACTTGCACTGCTAGGCAACTATCAGTCACGGTTCAAGACCATTCTGCTTAAATCTGTACAGGGAGAAGGCTGTGCACAACTTGCGCATATTTACGAAAATCAGGACACGGTGGAGGAACCCTTATGGAGAGCCGGGCTATCGATTGCGCATCACTGTGTTGATGCCGGAAAAGCGATCCATATTCTATCGAACAAGCACCCTGAATACGATGCTCGAACTACTGAAAAGAAAGCTGCTCAAACAAAAGGGCCGTACACATGTGACACCTTTAAAAAGCTTTCGCCAGCGTTATGTGAGGGCTGTTCGCTCAAGGTTACCTCTCCTATACAAATTGGACGAGAAGTTATCCATCCAGATGAAGATGCGGAAGCGCCAATTGTTGAAGACGTTGAGCCAGTCACGCAGGAAGTCCGTACGTACACAATCCCTAAGTTTCCATTCCCATTCTTTCGGGGGAATGTAGGTGGCATTTACCTGCAAGGAATGCCCAAGAAGAACAAAGACGGCTCTGAAGAGACCGAAGATGATACGCTGATCTTCCCGCACGATTTCTATGTGGTGAAGCGACTGCACGATCCCGAGGATGGTGAGTGCGTAATGTTACGTCTGCATCTCCCAAAGGATGGTGTGCGTGAGTTCATCATGCCATTACAGGATGTCATCTCCAAAGATAAATTCATGAGCACGATTGCCAAGCATGGTGTGGCGATTATTGGCAAAAAACAGGAGGCAATGATGTTGTATACAACTCGCTGGGTGGAAGAACTACAAGCGATGGGTAAAGCCGAGATTGCGCGTAAGCAGTTTGGTTGGTTGTCGGATGACAGCGCGTTCATTCTTGGCGAGAAAGAAATCCGGCATGACACAATCGAATACAGCCCACCGTCAGCAGCAACGCTGCCACTAGTACCCGCGTTTGGTACACGTGGCGACTTCCACGTATGGAAGGATGTTATCAACCATTATCGTAACCCCGGCATGGAGATACGTGCACTGGCGCTGTGCCTTGGTTGGGGTGGCCCGTTAATGAAGTTCGTAGGGGAAGGTGCGCTCAGTGGCTTTCTATTAAACCTAGTTAGTAAGGAAGGCGGTACCGGCAAGTCCACCATACTGCAAGCGATCAACAGCATCTACGGCAGTCCAAGTGCTCTGATGATGAACTACAAGGATACGCACAACTTCCGCCTACAGCGGTTTGGTAGCTTACAGAACATAACGGCAACTATTGATGAGTTGACCAACATGAAGCCGGAGCCGATGTCCGATCTGGTGTACGACATCACTTCTGGTAAGGGCAAAGGACGTATGTCTTCCAAAGCCAACGTCGAGCGGGTCAACAACACATCGTGGCAACTTCCGGTGGTGTCGTCATCCAACAAAGTCATTCGTGATGCGTTGCTATCAATTAAGTCGTTCCCCGAGCCGGAACTGCTGCGCATACTGGAGGCCAACATTTCTTTGGATACCTCGCTAGATGCAGTTCAGTCCAAGCGTCACTTCGGCAGACTAACGAATAACTACGGGCATGCTATTACCCCATTTATTCAGCACATCCAAAGTGATTTGCCAGCGACGATTGAGTTCCTGAACAAGGTCAACGAGAAGATTGACCGGGCGGCTGGCATCACAGGCAACGAACGCTTCTGGTCAGCAGGTATGGCGATTGGTATTGCAGGAGGCATCATTGCAGGTAGATTGGGGTTGCACGACATCCCTATGAAGCCGGTGATGGACTGCGCGGTAGACCTGATTAAGAACAGCCGCCGCATCAACAAGGAGTCTATGTTCGACAGCGAGGACTTCCTCGGGGCGTTCCTGCAACGTCACTTCCACGAGATTCTGGTTATCAACGGTAGCAAAGATAACAAGACTGGGTTGGAGCATGCACCGATACGCGAACCACGTGGGCCGTTGACTGCACGGTATGAGCCTGATACGAAGCTATTGTTTGTGTCCGTGCGCCCCTACCGCGAGGATTGCAGCAAGTATTCGATGAGCTACGAAGGGTCGTTGGAGCCGTATCAGAAAGCTGGCGCTTACCTTGGTATGAAGCGCAAGCGGATGTTTGCAGGCACAGTGACCAACACGGCGCAGAACGTACAGGCGCTGGTGTTTGACGCATCCAAGCTTGGCTTTTTTGACGAAGACATCCTGCTAAATGCTCCGGATTCTGTCCACCCCGATCTGGATTGATTGGAAGGCGTTCCGCCCAGAAACCTCTTTCTTCATCCCCTGTCTGGACTACCGCCCGGTGCAGGAGTTTGTGGAGAAAGAGGCTGACCGGCTACGGATGCAGGTGGTGTGCAAGCGTGTTGTGGAGCGGGGGCGATATGGCTTGCGGGTCTGGAGATTGGCGTGATATGCTTGGCGCACTCAATGCTTTCTCCAAGGGAACTTGAGACTGCCCCCGAGTGCTACTCCCCTTGCACCGGGGGCTTTTTTTTAATACCCCGCTATTTGCTTCAGCTTCGGAATGTTGTAGTTAGTCAGCAACTGACGCTCTAGCGCAAGAATCGAATCCGTCTTCTCCCGTTTTTCTTCCGGGGTCAGGTCTGGATCATTCGCAATGATGTTGCGGTACTTGCGCATATTCCCAAGCTGCTCCTCAATCTTGTTTACTACACCCTTCATCGAGTACAGCTTGAGTTTGTCTTCGGTCAGGTACTCCTGCAATTCTTCAGCACGGCCTTCCCGCTTGAACGTATTCACCGAGTTGACCACCTTGTCTACATCCTCACGGAACTGATAGAACTCAGTCTTATAACCACGCCCAGTATCGTCATACATGAAGGTCTTGATCAACGGCAGCTTGTTGATTGGTTTGTTCATGCGGTTGGGGTCAGCTACAGCATCGGTAACATCCAACGCCACACCACCCACGGTGCCCAGATACCCACGCAGCAAGTGGTCTACCTTCATGGGCGAGATGCCGATATGCCCGAATAGCTTGGCAAGTTCCGAGGTGCTGTTGTTGAACTGCAAGTACGTCTCTTTCCCCGCCATGTTGATACCGACGATAGGATTGTTGGTGAAGAACGAATAGTTAGTCGCCACCTCAATCGCAGGTTTAATCAATTGCGGGGTTAGGTTAACGCCACCATACGCGTTGATTGCAGCGTCACGCATACTGCGCATGAAAGTCTTGGCATCGACTGGGCGCTCGGTGCCTTCACGGGCAATCGCTTGGTAGAGGCGCTCTGGCAGAACCTTGAACAGGAAGCCAATCTCAGGTGCAACCGGCAGTTTTAGGCCAGTGCCGGGAATGATAAAGTTCTTATCACGCTCGTAGTCATCCAGACCTTTGTAGTCATCATCGTCGCCCACCAGTGCAGCGTACAAGAAAGACAGCGCAGCTACCTTGGCTCCAGTCGTATAGAACAGTGCCATTGCAGTCTTGCGGTCTTCCATCGACAAGCCCTTGCCTTGGATAGTGCGATAAAGCACATCCATACCTTGGATGTAGGCGTTCATGAAAGGCACGATCTGACGCAGGATACGTACGGTCTGCCCGTTGCCACCGGTCTTAAAGTTGATGTATTCCTTGGCGCGATGGAAAGCCAGCACTCGGTCGCCGGTTTCTTTCATGGTCTGGTCGTAGATTGCCGCACGTACCGCCATGTCAGCAGCAAGTGAGAAATCTTCCAGCTTGTCCCATGCACGGAGGAAGGCATTACGTTCTTGCAAACCATGACGCTCACGCGCCCGACGCATTGCGTGGTCAGGCATACCATCGTAAGCACCTGTGATACCCAACGCTTGGATGTCAGTCTCACCACCGGTGACCACATGATAGAAGTTACTCAGCACCTTGCTAGGCAGCGCAAACGGATGCTTCACACCGGACAGGAACATAGCGCGGCCCGTATCCTGTGCAAGCTGACTCAACGCAAAGGTTGGCATGTGAGTAACGAAACTACGCAAGCCGGTCGCTGCTGTTGTGAACGCTTTCATTACTGGGCCTGCAACATCCACCACGCTGGAGAACGCTGCCACATCTTCTTGGTTCTGCACCCGGAACGCTACGCGCTCACCGTCACGGTAGGCGAATACCACAAGCTGCTTATTGTTCTTCAGTTCGCGGTCAACCTCATCCTGCGTCTTTAGCTCTTCGGCATCCGGCAGTTGCTCTAGTGTTTTGACCGCAGCACGGTTCTTCAAGCCTGACCGGATAGCCCAGATGGTGTTGCCCACCATATTGTCGAGCACGTTGCGAATCTCTTTGGAGCTACCTGCGGTGTCCAGCTTTGGCAACTCAGTCAAGTGCACGTTACCGGTACGCAGCTTGTTAGCGGACTCAAGCTTATTGGTGTCTTCCTCTACACGTGTCCACGGCACGTAGCCCACGTTGTCTTTCCAGTCCTGTGCTTGCGCTGGGCTGAGACGGCCTGTCGATACCATGAAGTCAATGATGCCTTCGTTGTACTTGGTAAATACGTCAAATGCCTGCTTCAGTTCGGGGAACGTGTTCATAGCCTCAAGGCCAGCATCAATCTCAGCCTGAGACGCGCGTACGTTCACAATCTGCTTGCGCAATTTTGCCGCTGCCTGCTTATTGCCTTTGGCTTCTGCCGTTTCGGCTTGGCTTCTAAGCAACTCGTTACGCTTGTTGATTTCGTTGGCACGTTGCGCAATGAACGCCCGATGCGAAAGCGTTACCGCTTCCTTGGCAGAACCTAGTTTGGCACCCAGCTTCTCGATGATGATCTCAAATACACCGTCAAGGCTGATACTCTGCCCGTTTTCTACACGGTCGTAGACTTCATACAAGCCATCAGCACCGACACGGATACCACCACGCTTCATCAGTTGATCAGCAACACCCGTGGCTTCCTGCGCCTGTTCGTTCAGTATGTCTCCGCGAATTTCGCCAAGGCTGTTCGTGACCTTGTTTTGATAAGCGGCAACAAGCTTCTCTTTGACCGGCGCATCTTTATCCACGACTGCCTGACGGATAGCCATCGGTATGCCTTTGGACTTCTCGCTCATCAGGGTCAAGCGGTCTAAGAATGTCTGATCGACATCTGGCTCCGGCTCGTTGGCAATACCCTTCATGCGCTCGTTCAGCGCAGCGGCACGTTGACCTTCGGTAGTCAGTTCGCCTTCAGCACTCTTCCGCTGATACGAAATCCTGCTATCCGTCGGACTCCACGCACCGGTATTGAATATGGATTTGATCTGTGTAGGTTCGTAGACAGCGAGATTCTTGCGCCCACCTTCTTGTACGTAGAAGCCATCATGCCCTAAATATTTAATTGCTTCCTGTACTGTGGCACTTTCAATCGCTTCCCATTCCCCATACATAACATCATTCATGAGGTCTTCATCACCAATAATTTCAGCTAATTTATTTAGGTGACTACGTTTTTGGAAGTCAAATGGGTTCTGTGCACTGACGTATACCGGGACTATATTTGCACGGCTGGGTAAAAGTTCACTGAGCAAATTATTAAATTCATCGATAGGAGATGTGTCCTCACGTGCCGCAATTGCATCCGCCTTATCATATAACTCGTTAAGTTGTGCCTCTGAAAGTTTAGCCCGCAGCTCTTTCAGCATGTAATCTTCGGACGAACTCGAAAAACTTTCAGCAAACAGAGGATCATCCGTCAGGAAGATAGCATTTGCTTGTTTTGGGCGGAACTCAGAGATGTCACGAGCGGTGCCGTGGTACATGACTTTGGGCTTACCCACACCATCGCGATTCCGATACTCTTCAGTCAAGCGGTCACGCTCTTCTTGACTCAGCCCTCCCCAGTATTCCTTGCGCTCTTGTTCAGGGATTCCCATACGACGCATAATCATGTCGCCAGAGACAGGGCCAACATCGCGAGAAGTAACAATCTTGGAGTTGCCGAACCACTTCTTAAAGTTAGTGGTTGCGGTATCTATCATCCCCCGCACCATCGACTTAGCATCACCTGCTTGCACATCAGCAGTTGGTTTGACCGAAGCCTTTTTTACTTCCTTTAGATACTGAACGAAAGTCTCATCCGGTAAGTACCGATTGTTCTTCAGATTGCCAAAGAAGCTACGCAGTGCACGTCCTAACCGCGCAAAGAACTTCTCTACAACGGAGATAGGCTTCTCATCTGTGGTTGCCCAGCGCGATACTTGGTCTGCGTACCATTCGTCAAAGCTGCGCCAGTAAGGCTTTAGCTCATCTGCCATTAACCCTTCCGCTACACGAGTTTGTTTAGCAGCAGTTCGTGCGCGGAGTGCATCGACGAGTTCCCGTGCAGTCTTACCTTTTTGTTCACCCAGCCATTTCTGAAACGCCTTCTGTATAGATGCTTGCAGTTCTGGCGAAGCGTTGTTGTACATCTCCTTCATGTGCACATGACCAAGTTCATGCGCTAACACCTCAAGCATTGAAGTTTTGCTGGTTGATGGTGTAAAGGCGATGTAGTAGTCGCCGTTCGACATTCTGCGCATAGACCCTGCGTTTAGCGGATCGAGTGCAGCCGAGCCAATTGCCCGGTAAGGGCCGGTGAATTTACCTACGTCCGCCCGCGCATCTTCCATCGTAGTGATGTAGATGTTGGCACGGATACCTAACAGTTTTGACCATCCAGCAACAATACTGCCTAGTTCTTTTGGCGTGTTCTTTGAAGTCTGGATTTTCCCTTTGGTAAAGGTGATAAACGGTTTGGTTTTATGCGCTTGTTCCGCAGCCTGTTCTTGCCGTTTCTTTTCTGCAACTAAACGGGCACGTTCTTGTGGGGTAAATAAATTCCCAGTAAAAGATTCAATATCAATTTTGGTACGTAGCGAACCTTTTGCCGCTGCATATACAGGTCGCCCTGTAAGCGCAGAATACCCACGTATAAGCGCAAACTCACCTTCTTGCCAAGCTATCTCACCGCCGAGGTCTTTAGCATGCTGTTCTGCGGTAGCACGTTGTTCTGGGGTGTACGGTACTTTTGGTGCAGTCTCGCCTTTCAAAGAACGGATTTGTTCTTCTATATCTGCCGTTGATACTTCACCAAATCCGTCCGTAATATCTTCGACGATACCTTTTGCTTCCGCAGGTTTTACTTTGCCTTCTTGCACCAGCCTACGGGTGGCTTCTTTAGGAGTTACTTTCCCTTCAGCAGGCGTAGGAGCAGCAGGTGCTTCCAGCGCCGGGGCAGCGGTAGGTGATACAGCAGGCGGTACAGGTTCACGTGGGGCCCCTTCTAGTGTAGTTGGCTGTCCTCCCGCTCCGACATCAGGCTGTTGAGCAACCCCTCCAGTAACATCCATTCCCCCGGTGACAGGTGCTGCAACTCCTCCGGCGGGTGCGGCTCCGCGTTCGTCAGCCACTGCAACGCTAGGCTCAACTGCTGGTTCGACAGATTCTGTAGGTTGGATGACATCAGCTGCCTCCTTTGCTTTCTTGGCACGTGGCTTTCTAGGTAGACGCAAATCAAGTTCACCCTGTTCCATAAATACAGGATTGCTTAGAAACTTGTTTACCCCTTCAATTATCCTAGCACTGCGGTTGGGGTCGTTAGCAAAGTCAGTCAGTACTTCTTGAACTTCGGCACGTTGCGCAGGGTCAGCAAGGTCTTTATCCAAGATGGCTTCGCGCAACTTTTTGTTGGTCTTGGCAATACCCATTACCTTGAAGTCAGCTTCAGTGACCGGGCGTGTCTCAACCGCCTCCTCCATCGTAGGTGCAGGCTGAATGTACTGTGGGCCAAGACGGAATTGATCTCGCTCTTCGGGCAATGCTAATTCAGGTGTAGGGCGCTCTTCAAACGCCGCACGTTGTTCCCGTGCATCCATCTGGAGAAACGCTCTATCAGCGTCTGTAATTAACTCACCAGCGGTCAATCGTGCGTTAATGTCGGCGATACGCTGCTGTCTAAAGAACTCAGATTGTTCAGGCGTGATACCTGCGGGGGCAACCTGCTCTTCACCCAGCACAACACCTTCGCCAGTCTGCTGGCGTGGCATCTCGGGCATATCGAAGTCCAACCCCATCTGCCCCGGTTCAGCTACAGCCCCAGCGCGTTCAGCGCCTTCTAGCCCCTTGGATAGTTGCTTAATCTGAGTTTCAAGGTCAGCCCGCGCAGCATTAAGCTCATTGGCTCGCCCAAGAATGGCACCTCGTTGTTCCTCAGTAGGTGCAGCTTCGAATTGGGTTTTTAAACGGTCAACCTCACGCATCAGCACATCGTGCTGATCTCGCAACTCAGTAATCTGGAACAAACGGTTCTGCCGTGCGGCTTCTTTTTCTTCTGCTTCACGGAAAGGCTCCGGCGCAGCGCGGTAACCTTCATACCCTTCACCAAACTCAGGCACTTGCCCAAGTGGGAATTGTCTAGCTTCTGCGGGAACACCAACAGCACCGGGGGCTTCAGTAGAAGGAGGCTGTGTACCCGGTGCCCCACGTGCTTTCCGTCCAAGTGCAGCGTCCATCAAGAACCGAGTTAACGCACCAGCCCCCGCACCATATGCACCTTCTTCAGCGGCACCAGCGAAGAGCGGCTGCTCCGGGTTGTAGATGCCTTGAGCAATTAAGTTTTGGGCGACTTTCTGGGCGGCTTCAGTCGCACCTTCAACACCACCGGTCACAGCGGCGCGAGTAATAAGTTTTTTACCTATGTTGAGTTGTGGAGCAACCAGATCAAGCAGACCAACTGGCGCACCCAACGCGGTAGCAAGTGCACGGTCATCACCCGTTACACCTTTTTCTTCGGCAGCAAGACGTGCTTCGCCTGCACCAGCAGCGGCACCTGTACCAACTGCGGCAGCACGGCCTGCTAACCCAAACGGCCCTGTTGCGAAGAATGGAATTGTGGAGCCAACCGCCTCACCAAACTTACGAGGGATTGTTTCTTCATAACCCATCTCTGGGGCAAACGGCTTACGAAGCGCGGCACCTTTTTCTTGGATAAATTTGCGGGTAGGTTCTTCGTATCCTTCAGGCAGCATAGCCGCTGCACCAACCCCGGCAGTTTCCAGCAGACCAACAGCACCGGCAGGGATACCCTTAAAGAATTCCTTTGCCTGCCCACCAATAGTCGGGCCTTCTACCAGTTTACGAAATTGCGCAGGAGTTAGCCCTTGTGTACCTAAATACCCGTCAATATCCGTCATAGGAGCACTTTGGTTGATCATGCTCTGGACGTTAGCGATGATCTGCTCATAGCGTGTTGCCATGATGCGCTCCTTATTTCACAGGGGGAAGGCCATACTTATTTTCGTACGCGGCTGCATTTGGTTTAGCTGGCGGGGCCATATTCGCCCCTTTTGGTGTAATACCAAATTGAAGCGCCATTGAGTTAGCGTAGGCAATCGCATCGCTTTGCAGTTTACTAGGGTCTTGCATATACAGCGGGTTGCCTGCGTTCTTGGAAATAAAGTCTCCTGCCGCATCGATCAGTATCTTTGCTTTGTTAGCCTCAATCCCTTGCGCTCTCAGTGCGCCCGTGTACTCGCGCTGGGTCTGTGCTTGCAGATTTGCCACATATCGCTGGGTTTGTGCGGATGTCTCGGTGGCATACAACTGACCCATCAAACTCTTATCAGCGGTAGTTAGGCTGGTTGCTGCCTGCACTCCAACATTAGCGGCCTGTGACTTTGCGGTAAACAACGCACGTTCATCCGCTTGTAGCATTTCAGCCAACTTATCTCTACGCGCAAGGGCGCTCTCTGCCCCAGTGCGTTTTGCTTGTGCATCTGCTAGGCGGAATTGCTCTATACGCTCGTCGTATCTTTCTTGTCTATCTTTGAGTTTTTCAACAGCTTTTGCGTAGTCGTTCAGTCCTTCTTGCGCACCCGCACTGAGTTCTTGGAACTCTTGACCTTCACGAGAACCCATAAGTCTGAGACCTGCTTTCATAATACCCAGACCAACTGCGGCGTCTTTTTCAGACGCGGCTTTACCTTTCTTCTCCTCAATACCTTTGATCATTTTATTAAAGACATCGGGGTCATACCCTGCCTGCTTGTACAGTTCGTTCTGCTCTTCAAGTATTTTGCCCGGAGCTTTTACTTCCGTCTTAACAAGATCAGGAATGTTGGGTGTCGCCTTTGCTACTTTTTCTTCGAACGTAGACTTATCTATTTCGGGACGTGCGATAGCAGGGAGCGGCGGTGCTTTTGCTACCTGTGGGCCACGAGCTTCTTTTTCTGCTGATGGTGAAGGTGCAACCGGAGCAGCAGGGGCAGCAGGTGTCGCTTGCCGGGCATCTATAAACGCTGGAGGTGTTGCACCTTTAGCCTCTTCCTTTTTTACGGGCGGCTTTGAAGGGCGATATGGTTTGTAGTTAGGATCAAAAAACATCCCGAAGCGTTCTGCTGCTGAGTAATCATCCGTCGGAGCACCGCCAGTAACAGGCAATCCTGTGAATGGGTCATAAACGAGATCGCCTGCTGCATACCCCGGCACCTCACCACCTTCGTCGAATGCCACAATGCCACCACCAGCCATTTCTTTAATGCCACTTGGTAGCGCAGCAACACCAGCACTTGGCGCACCTTGTGGAGGAAGCGCAGCAACACCTTGCGGAGGCATCTGAGGCTGTGGTTGTTGTGGCTGCGGTGGTTGTGGTTGGTTAGCGACAGCAGGTAGTCCAAGTATTTCTTGGGCAACAGTAGCCTGCGGTGGTTTAGCGTTTTGCTGCTCGATACGCTGGATCATCATGCCAGCCATCATTGCTTTTTGTGGGTCGAGCAAGCCCAACTGCACCATGCGTCCAAGGTCAGCCTTGGAGTACTTGGTTGCCAAATCTTGAATTTCTTGGATTTGTCTTAGCATGATTTACCCCTGCGACAATTTGTTTGCAGCAACAGAAGCCAACCCACCTTCGGCAAATATCCCTGCCTGCTTAGCGCCCATATAAGTCATACCCGCACCCGCTAACTGCCCAAACATAGACGGCGGTGCGGAATAGACCGACTGCGTCGATTGTGACAATGGAACGCCACGCAAGATGTCGGACATGAACGCCAACTGCTGCTGCGGATGACCTCGTTGCGACAAGAAATCTTGATATGCCTGATCCAACGCTTGTTGTGAACGTTGTTGCTGCAAAGCACCTGCACCCGCTTGCGCCCGCATAGCGGCTTCTTCTTGTCCGAACTGTTGCTGACCCAACTGCCCTAGCTGACCAGCGGCGGCGAGTTGTTGCTGTAGCCCTTGCAGTCCAAACTGCGCACCAAACTGACGCGACTGCTCTGCCATACGCTGCGCTTCTGTACCATAGCGGGCTTGAGCTTCCGCAGCCGTCATACCTTGACCGAACCCAAACTGCCGAGACTGTTCAGTCCCTTGCTGCGCTTGCATATATGCTTGTTGGTTAGCTAATTGTGCTTGCAGCCTTGCCTGCTGCTCAGCGTTGAACTGTTGTGTAGCACGATCAAACGCTGCTTGGCCCCCACGGGCTTGGATATCACCTAACTGCATCCCCAAATTGCGCTGACGCTCTGCTTCAACAATCCCAGACCGAGCGCCGCCAAACGCACCCTGACGTACTGCCTGACCTTGTAGTTGCTGTCCAAGAATGTCAGATTGTCGTGTTGCTTCACGCTTCTCAATATCTGTGACAGCCTGTTGATACGGCGACATAAAAGCTTCGGCTGTGCCGGGACGGGTAAAGCTACTAGTCCGTGCGCCCATGATGCCAAACTGCCCCGGTTGATATTGCCCCGGCGCTTGGTATGTGCTGGAAAATCCTGTGGGGTCGTACCCAATACCAGCAGCGCGTAGACCAGCACCAGCAGCAAGCTGTGACGCCATGCCAGTTTGTGCAGTAGGTCCAAGATTTTCTGCGCCTCGAAACGCCTGCTGTTGTAGTGGTTCAAACCCAGCAACACGCTGTCCACCATAAGCTTGGTACGGAGCGTTCGTTGCGGCTTCGGCTTTACCCAGCATGCGCTCGACGTATGGTCTGGCGTACTCAGGAATCGAGGTCTGAGTTTGTACAGTTTCGCGGGGTTGAGAGCCACCGCTGCCACCACCGGCATAGAACATGAACCACTCAGGATTAAACAACCACTTAAAAATATTCATAGTTTTGCTCCCGCAACCCGGTACTTTTCTTTGAGGCCAAATCGCTCCCACAGTCTCATTGCTGATGCACGTGATGCGCCTTCTATATAAGTGGCACCGAATGCTTTCAGTATGTCCGTGAATTGCGTGTAAGTATCTGACCCTGTAATTAGCCTGCCACCCATCGTGACGACAAAAGCAACTCTATCGTTTGGGCGGTTGTAGAACATTATCGTTGCAGCACCGTGGATTACCGCATCATCGTCAATTGCTACGATAAGTATCCAAGTACCGTTTGTTACAAAGACCTTCGCGTGGTCAAGAGTGTAATCGTCTTGATACGCTAAAGCCGCATCGATGAATTGCTCCACCTGCGGCCATAATTGATTCGTGTAGTTAACATCTACGTGCTGTATTTTCATGCAGGCAAGTGTTTATCCGCTCTCGTATTTACAGCCACTTTCTTTTTACCGACTGTTTTGCTTCGCGCCTTCTGCACTCGATCCATCATAGCGTAGAGCTTACGCGCACCGGCTTCAGTCGAACCATTACCAAGTTCAGACACAATACGCGCAGGGATCACAAACTCACCATCAGCAAGACGAGCAGGCTGGCGGTTGCCAATGACAGCAGGGATAGAATCAGAAACTCCATCGCCGGGCCCTTTCAATAAACGACCACCATCGGAATAACCGCCAAGATCAGAGACACCGCCACCAGCAGCAAATGGTAAAGCCCGCATAATTCCAGCAGCTTGACCAAATGGTTGCGGCCGCATGGGGCCAGAAATCCTCTGAGGGTTGAATTGTTCATACTGCTCCCTCGTCATTGGCAAATCGTGGGTTATAGCCCTCATCCTGCCGCCCCCACCCTGCCTGCTTGACAAATACTCTTCGTAGGAAGGTTTTGCTTCTGGTTGCATTGCCAAAGGCGCAGATTGATTAACCATGCTCGGGCCGCTACCCACTGGTAAGTAACCGTTTACGCTTGCAGGGCCAGATTGCCCATTGTTATCTCTGCTTACGTTTAATGTACCTTGCAGATTTATCTGCCCACCATCAGCAAGTTTTTGTTCTCCAGTATATGCACCCACTGCGGCATCTCCGCTCGGCGATATAACATTCACGGGCTCTGGGCGCTGCATAGTTGGGTTAGAGTACAAGGCGGTCTGAAGTTGCGCCTGTGGATACATTAGATTAGAGCCCACTGCGTTCATAGCAGACATAGTTTCAACTGGGCCACCAACAGCCAGCCCCATTAGCCCACCTTCAGCGGCTTTTCTATATTCTGGCCCCGGTGCTTCATAGGGTGTCTGCGCGGTAAAAACAGGATTAAAGTACAAACGTTCACTAGAGTCAGTTGTTGGGCTGACTGCATATGCTTCAGCGTTGGGGTTGTAGTCAAATGTATACGGACGAATAAGTGCTACGTCTTTAGATGGCGCTTTTTCTTTTGGTTTAAGTAATTGGTACGCCCCTAAACCTAAACCCGCCGTTGCCATTGGGTGTTCCTTGGCGTAATCAATTGCTGCGTCTACGCTTGGGTCTTTGAAAAAGTTACCCGCGTTTTGTAAGAAGTTTTGCCCCTTTACGATGGGTGACGCTGGGGTATATGGTGCCGGTGCTGATGCTATTCCGGGAGAACCTTGTGCTGCACCGCCAGCTACATTTCGGTTAATTGCATCTATTACGCTGGCGTTTGTGTTAGCAGTATTTATTAGCGACTGAGTGCCACTACCTACTGCCTGCTGTTTCGCCGCATCCATCGCTAATTGTCGCGCAAGGTTCGTTTGTGCTTGTGCACCTGAACCAATAATGCTTCCCTTCGCCGCTTCCAGCGCCGCTGTCTGACCGGCTACCGTTGCATTAGGGATAATTGCCTGCGCCCCACCTAATGGGCTCATACCCAGAGTATTGAGCAAGCCACTCGCCGCTGGGGATGTAGTTAACGCAGGGACAGTGCTGTATAAAGAAGATAACCCCGTAGCTGTTGGCACCATGCTGGTAGTTCCTGCCAATCCAGCCAAAGGACTCATACCCATCGTATTGAGCAACCCCGGCCCAGCAAGCGACTGCAAGCCACCAAGAGCAGGCGCTGCGGCGCTAAAAATACCCGGTGTGGCTGCTGCCAGACCCTTGCTAGCAAGAGCGGGTAAAGCTACGTTTGCCCCGGCATAGGATAAGGCGGGCATCGCCGCCAGAGATGCTTTAGCACCTAGAGCAGTGCCAGCCGCAAGACCAGTCGCTAAACTAGAACCCCCAGCAAGGGCGGCACCCTTGGCTAGAGCAGCAGCGCCAGCGGTTGCACCAACAGTGCCCGCACCAGCAGCAAGAGGGGCTAAAAAAGCCATAGTTTCACCTCAATGTCAATTGCAAGAAGTGTAGCACTTCACTGCGTCAAATCCTATGGTATTAGCCGACTTTCCAGTCGGTACCATCCGAATAAACCGGCACTTTTCCGCTACCACCACCAGCTACCGTGGTACCAAATGTTGATACCGACGAGTCAATGACAAACGCTCTAGCGCCTGCACCCAACGCGCCAGCGCCGGGTAATGTTGCTACTGTATAAACACCGCTCAAACAGAACTGAGATGCGAAATTGTCTAGCGTGGCAAAGTACTGGCGCAGGATGTTATTAAGCGTGTCCTGATACTGCCTGTCATAAACAACCGGCGCGTATGGCAGCAGCGGCGTTTTAGGTAAAGCTACTGGTTTAGTTTGTACAGTCATCAGCGTCTGCCGTCAGGTCTAACATCGATTCGCGGCACACCCAACTGCCACTGTGTACCTAGCGTGTTGGACTCCACCTTAAACGCCATCTGCCGCCCACGAATCCGTGTGTACACAATCTCAGTAAATTCCTGCACCGTGTAAACACTTTGCGTCTGATAGGTTTGTGCGGACTGAACTACTGGAGCATTTGACGCACTGTAGCTGGCACCGGGATTCTGACGTGGACGCACCGTGAAGTTAACTTCTGGGTTGATGGTGGTTGTACCCGACGTGTTGGAGCCGTCGAACGTGATATCAGGGATCATGCGCCAGACGAACCCGTAGTTGTGACCGTCACCAATATCAAAGTCGGATGACTGCACATACGCATTTATCGGGCTTGCAGGGTTAGTCGAGCCATCGTCCACCGCCGCTTCGTGGTACACCAGAATATTGTTGCTAGTCGCCGCTATTGGGTAATCGCGCAAGGATGTATCTAGCCACGCCGTTCTGTCCATTGAGCCGTAATACCAGACCCGATCCAGATAGTTGAAAATAACGTAGCGATCAATAACCTCGGAATTGGCGGAACAGTAGAACCACCAGACCTCTGAGTAGCCTTCGTTCGTGCCAGCGTAGACCTGCGAGAACTGATCCCGGTTAATGTTGTCGTAGATATAAGTACGCACCGCGCAGGGTAGCGTTTCCACTCGACCTGAGTAGACGTAGAACTTGTCTGTGCCCATCCAGTACACCACGCCCGCAGCGGTAGCCATCGCATTTGGCGAAGCAATAGAGATGTTGTCAGATAAAAGTGTAAAGCCCCAGACAAACGGAGGGCCAAGATACTGCATAGAGTAGACAGCCGCATCCGTCCAGACGTTGATTTCCTGACGAGTTTGCAGCGCACCGACAATTTCAGAGCCGTGGGACAGGCGGTAGCTACCTGCTTGGTTAGTAGCAACAGGCGTCCAGTCGGTATAGTCTTCTTGCGCAGTCCAGCGGATTAGCATCGGATCAAATATGGCTGTTCCATAAGTGCCGTATTCACTGCAACCAAACGCAATCACAATGCGCGTCTGATCCGACACCATGATCTCGTTGATCTGGCTTGGCACATCCGTGCCTGACACTAAAGTGCCACGAGTACCATACGCAGGCGTAGCTGCCGACCCCGGTTGCCACAGATACAAAGCGCCGCCGCGTGGTGAGAACAACAGGTCTTCGCCAAAGTTAGACTGACTCCACAGGCGCAACTGAAAGCCGAACCCTGTGGTAAAGCCTTGGCCCCAGCCGGGGAACGTAGTGGACTGAAATACCGACACACCTGTTGTGTGTGAAGCAGCCGTCGTACCGTCAGCGCCGCGAACGCAGCCTGTAAAATCAGTCGAAGTTTTACCCGAATAGGTGATGTATTCGCTATCAATTAAGATAGCCCCCGACGCTGAAAACGCTGCTGTGCTGTTTACAGTAATAGTCGTGACAGACGAATTAATTGTCCCGTTTAACGGAGACGCTGCACCGCCCGATACAAAGCCGCCCCACGGTGGCGCACCCCAACCAGTACCAATCGTATAAGTAGCAAAACCTGTATTGATCTGGTAGGCAATCGTTAGCCCTGTCATGGTGCTAGACGATGCTGTTGCGTTTGAGGTAACAGAAAGCTGAACGGTGTACTGCGTACCAGACAACACTGACACAATCTGAAACTCGTTATTCAATACTGACGCAGTAACGTTACCGCTCAATGTGGTTGCGCCTGCCAGTGTTACAAAATCCCCGGTCTGCAAAGACTCAGCGTTTGTATCCGTGATTGTCAACAGGTTAGAGCCCGTCGTAATTGCCAACGTAATCTGATTTGATGGGTTGGTATTAGTTTCACGAAGCGGTGTAATGTCGTAGTACGCCCCGCCCGACTCAATGTAGAACTTCAGATTAGTGCCTACACCCATTAGGTTGTAGCTTTTTAGTGTTACCCAATTCCATAGTGATCGGCATGTGCCGAGGAATGTATTGAACGAAGCAGCTGCCCAGCCACCTATCTTCTCAGGATAGCCAGAGCGGAATCGCACTTTGTCGCAATCGTACCAACCACCCTCGTTGGCAAGCGTCGTGCCCTCGCGGTTTACACCGGGGCGGAATTGAAGTTTCTGTAATGGCATTTTACAGTTTCATAATAAATGCCAGCGCGTAGTACGGCGGCAGGTTTGCATTGGTAGCTGACGAACCTTCAGTGCTTATTGATGTAGACGCAGTAATGTTTGCGGTGCCACTATTAGTAGAAATTTGCCCACCAAACCCAGTTGTATTTTGAGCGTATTGTTGTGCAGCGCCAGACGCTGAGTGTGGGCGATAATACAGAGCGGTAGTATGCGAGTGCCCAGAATCAGTTGCTGTTGTAGTAGCCGTGTGGGTGTGGCTTACCAATGTTGCGTTAGCAGAGCCACCTGTATTACCGGGGTTATATGTGTTACCGGCACCAACAATAAATCTATCTCGTAGGTCAGGAGTACCGTTTGTACCATTACATAACTGCCAACCTGATGGAATAGTAGCAATACTGCCAGACCACATCATGATCATGCCGGTAACAAACGCGGTTGGTAGTGCGCTTGAAGACCATGTTGTGCCGTTAGATGTCAGCACATTCCCACTAGTGCCGGGGGCTACAGTTTGTACCGCAGAAGTGCCGTTACCCAGCAACACGTTGTTTGCTGTAAGAGACGTAGCCCCAGTACCGCCAGACGCTACAGGCAGTGTGCCAGTAGTAAGCGCAGAAGTAGAAGTTGCATAAACGGCGCCGCCGGAAGTAAATGAAGTCAGGTTTGTGCCACCATTAGCAGTCGGTAAAGTGCCCGAAACATGAGTTGCTAAACCTATCTTACCGTAGCTAGGAGCAACTCCTACTCCACCAGAAATTAAGGCATTTCCAGTAGCTACGTCCGCTAATTTAGTTAAAGTTGTAGATGTATTCGCATACAGTAAATCGCCTACAGTATATGAAGATTGTCCTGTACCACCTGATGTCGCAGGTAGAGGCGAAGCAAGATTCAATGACGATACATAATCAACCGCCAAAGATACGTTTGTGCCGTCAGAAAATATGAGCGTCTCACGCCCAGCGGGAATAGTGGCTCCTGTGCCTGCCGCTGTCGTATTGCCAATAACTGTCGAGCAATAGATTGTCGCGTCATACGCACTAGCGTTTCTGATAATGTAGACTTTTTCCGCTGGTGGGATGTAGACATTGAAGTTAGCGGTTGTAGTCGTAGTCAGATTAATGACCATGTTGCGAGACTGATCCGCTGCGCCGTTTAGTGCAGTCAACGCTTGATTAGCAGAAGTAATACTAACTGACACATAGCCAGAGATAGCATCTTCAATCAGCGTACCAAGATTACTATTAGTTGTCGCACCCCACGTACCAGACTGCTCACCATTAGCAATTAATTCAATTCGTAGGTTTGGGCTATATGTACTTGGCATCGCTATTCCTTACTTTTGCCTTGCGGCGTTGTATTGTTTGACGCATTGGTCGAGGGAGGCGCGGAGTTCGTCGGCTTCTCTAGCGATCCGGACAAGAAATTCGCCATCCTCTCTGTAAAGCTCTTTTCCGCTACAGGCGGCTGATCTAGCACCGGAAGTACCGGACACGGCACCATCTTTGGCGGGGCGCTCCTGCCTGTCGCGCAGGCTGTTAGTAAGAGCGGTAGCACGAGCATTGATGTTCTTAATCTCAGCATCTTTTTCCCTCCGCAGCTTATCCGCCGCTTGCTGCATTTCCTGCTCACGTTGTCGCGCTTCTTCTTGTCCTTTAGCGTAGGCGGCGTACTGTTCCGCCTTTTCCTTGTCCCACGCCTGTTGAACTTCTGCGCGACCCGCAGAGTTGCCTTTATAATACCCGCCCCCAGCCGCCGCGCCAATAGCAAGCACGAAGCCAAGTATTACCCACGGGTTCATTTTGGCGGCACCTTAGTCCCATCCAACTTCTTGTGCACCTTGATCTCTTTGCAGACCTGCACTTCCTTACCTTTACTGTCTTTCTGCTTGTTACAGACCTTCTTCGTCTCCGCAGCGTGAATCTGGATGGCTAACACTAAGCTTGTTAAAACAGTAATAATCATGCGTAGGCTGAGTAGCTTCATCATGTGATCTCCGGATGTGGTGGTTGTACTGGGGCTGGTTTGCCGCCATAGCCTGTAGCTACAGACGGCACTGAACTAATAGGGTCAATACTTGGCTCCATGCGGACTGGCGCTTGGGTTGGTGCTGGTGCCTTGGGTGCCGATGGTGTCGGCTTATCTTCCCGCTCTTCCTTGGTGGATAACCCCGGTGGGGTGAATTGCGGCAGCGCATCCTTGCCTTTGACGGCGAGTAGGGTTGCCAATGAGCCAAGAATATATTTGCTCATGTCCGACAGAATTAAGAAGAACTGCTTGTCCGCCGGGGCCATGCCCGTCATCGGCTGAGTCACCCAAACCACGCTGTAGAGCGAAATACCCACCATCATCACAACAGTGAAGCAGAAGGTCACCGCGATACAGAACTTAATTACCGCATCGTGTTGTTCCTGTGTTAGCGCAAGGAACTGAGCTATCAACTTTAGGGGGTTCATTTGTCTCTACCTTTACATCTTCAGGTTTTACAAGCTGGTCTGGGCAGGTGCCGGTGCTACTACAGTATGGTCTCTTGCACTCTTTCTTTTCCCAGTTTTCGGGATTTTGGCAAGGATATCGGTACTGATCACATGCACTAAGCCAAACGACTGCCAGAATTAAACATATTGAGCGCAATTTCATAGTGATGTTCCCTGTCTGCCAATCCAATATATCCGCCGTTAATACGCTTGGTCATGCCCTTAATATCTCCAGCGTCAGCCAACGCGTTGAGTTTATTCGTCTCCCAGAACCAGCAGGCGCTCTGCGCTGCACCCTCGAAGGTCTCCAAGTATTCAGACGCTTGCTCTGGAGTTAGGTCGAGTGACGCACCAAACCAAAAATAGTTATCCTTGCCCGTCAGCTGGAGAATGCCCCGTCCGCGAAAAATCCAGCCCTGCTCACTAGCCTCATCCCCGTTACCCATCCGGTTGGCATACACACGGCTGGCTATCTTCCTCGGATTGCGCTCATACTGCTTGGCAAGTTCAAGGGTGGGGAAGTACTTTGGGAACACGCGCATGAGTCCTGACGCGCTGTAGTTCAGGTTCTCAGTAACAAAGACAAAGCCGCCTGACTCATGCCCGCACTGGGCTAGGAACGATGCAACACGGGGTTTGGTGTTGATCTGATACTCTTCTAGAAGAGACTTACCGCCCAATTCAGTCTGTGGGCCGAACAGGGTGTCGTACCACTGCTGGGCGTATTTGGTATTGGGTGCGAACTTCTTGAACTGTGCCAGCGTGATCATTG